CTTTTTATAGATAAATAATATGCTAATCCAGCCGCTAAACACGGATAAAATCTAAAAGGCACTTCGACAGTATTAACAAAAGTATCCGCATCTTCTATTCTTGTAAGTCTATCAAAAACAAAAGTATAAGCTTTATCAGGTGTAGGCCAGATTTTTAAAACAGGTGTGATTTGTCTATCTACATAATATTGCGTGGGTCGAGCTTGTGTTCTTTTGCTTGGAATATTTAAGAATGTATCTCTACCTATCCTAGTAATTTGCACATCTGATTGTGTGCTTGTACCAGCATTTTCCCTAATGACAGCACTTAATATGTCAATAGTATCAGCGTCTAATGTATACTCTGCAGTGCCTTGTGTTATTGATATAGTGTTCTGGCTTATTGTCCATCTATTCAAACCTCTATTCGCCCAATCAGCAAACAACAAATTTAAAGAACGTTTAGCGGTTTTGAGGTCATAACCTGTACGTACCTCTAAACCGCAACGCTCAAAAGCTTCTTCAATGTAGTCAGCTACATCAAGCTCAAAATTTGTTGAACCAGAAGTTGCCATTAGCTATTTGGACCTTTTACTACACCACCTTTTGACATACCTTTTTTACGCATATTCATGCTACCGCCACCCATCATTTTAGAGCGACCTTTTTTCTTCATGCCACCGCCATATTGCATTTTAGCTCTACCGCCTTTAGCCATTCCTTTTTTCTTCATATTGCCGCCACCCATCATTTTTTTGCGACCGCCATTTGCCTTTCCTTTTTTATTATGCATTGCCATGTCATTTCTCCTTTTTAGCATACAAATTATCAAAAGTAACACTTGGATCCATATAACTTTCATCACTTTCAGCATTATGTATCCATTGACTAGGTAGAAAATCTGGAGCACCCTCCCCAGTTTCCCAAAGTGCAGGAGAAGTAGCCCTCACCCTGTTATTAGGTAATGCAACAATATTACCTGTCCATTCTCCTGCATTAGTCAACTCTAAAACATGACTTTGCTTATGTTGTGCAGGATCATCCGCTATATCTGTTTCTGTGTAATCTACTGTAAACATATATTTTGCCGTATAAAATTCACCATCTATTTTACAAATCCATGGACTAGAACTTACTCTATCAAGTTTTACAACAGAATGATAGTGAGAACTACAATCCCAAGGTTGTGCATGGTGTGTTACCATACGTTCCGGCCAATCTTCTAACGGCACATCTGCTACTAAAGCTGTGATGGGTAATCTAGCCCACATCGCACCGCCATGTATATTTTCTACACCTTCTTCATCTGCTTCATAACCAGTAAATACCACTTGGAAACTCAAACATCTATCGGGTATAGTATTAACTGCTATAGCCATTGCGTGTATGTACTCTCCATGATAATCACTGTGGTTATGAGTAAATTCTTTGCGTACCCAACATTTAAAATGTGGGATATTGCTTATCAAATAACTCATTTTTTCTTTGTTTCTGCTTTCTTCTTTTTACCTTTACCAAATATGTGTGCATCAACTTTTGCGGCTTTACCTCCAGTCAATACACTATTAACTCTAGCCATAGCCCACTGACTCGGACTTGCTCCTGGACGATGTCCTGTCCTATAAGCGGCTAATCCTTTTTTGTAAACTCGTGCTAATTGTCCAGCGGTAACTTTTTTACCTTTTTTTCTAGCGGCCTCTGCTTTTTTAGATAGAGACTTTTTCGTCGCGGCTGATAAAGTCATTTTATTTTGCCCTCCTGTCTACGTATACTATCTTTACCTTTACGGAAAATATTAGCAACCTCTTTTTTACCCATAACCTTTGCTCTTTGCTCCCCTACAGTGAGTATTTGTATTTTTCTTGCAAACGGTTTTTTAACTTTTTTGACACGTGCGACAGTTTTTCTGGCATCAGTTGGTGTAGCAAACTTGATGGGGACAGTATCTTTAGGGTTCTCATCGGTATATAACCTTCTACCAGAACCTTTAGGTTTTTTGCCTGTTCCTACTTTAGGGTCTTTTCTTTTTGCCATTATTCTTTTTAGCTTTTTTCTTAGCCGCAGTAATAATATCCGCACGTGTGATCTTGTTGCGAGGAGCGGCAAAAGCCGCTAACTTTTTTTGCTTTGCAGATAATTTTTTCATTTTTTCTTGCCCTTTCCACCAAACATTTTACGAAATTTTTTAGTATGAACGGATTCTTTGGTTTTCCTCCGCACTCCAGTACTCTTATAATCACTAGGGAAAACATATGCTGAAGGATCCTTTGCAGATTTTTTTGCGTTTCTTTCTATTTCTTTTTTACGTTTAGCACGTTCAGACGCACTAAGACCAGCTAAATACTTTTGTGGTATTTTGCGTTTTTTAGTTTTCTTCTTTTTGCTAGAAGGTGCTTTGCTAATTTGTTTTGGCATGTTACTTCTAGACATAGCCATTAGATAAACCTATTAGCTATAGCCGTCGCGATAATTAAAGCGGCTATACCCCATAATCGTATATCTAACTTGTCTAACTGTTTTTGTATGTAATCATATCTGCGATTACACTCTTCTTCATGCTTTTCTAGTAACTTTAAAACTTCGTCTGCTTTCATTTTACCATGCCTTACATGACCAATATCTTGCTGAAAATTTATCTTTAGCAGTAGCACATTTATGTCTTGCACGAAACGATTTGCGCCTTGCTGGAACATCTTTTTTAATAGACATATTGGGATCACCAAATCTAACAATCTTAACTTGGTCACCTTTTTTAGCTAAAACAGCAGATTTACGTTTAGCTCCAGGAGTTCTTTTAGGTTTATTATAACCCGAAAATGTTTCCCCCCGATATTGTAATTTACCAGAGGGAGTACGTTTAACATTTTTTGTCGTAGCCATGACTATCCAAAAAACCCTGTGATAGAATCTATAGCTGTAAGTGTCACATGACATCCATCTGGAAATATCATACCATTATCAGGTATTGTTATTTGTGTATCGTCAGATGTTACAAATGTCATGGTCAACAAAGTCGCACCAGAACCATCACTGTTTCTAAATACAGCCGCTGGACTACCACTACCAGCACTTCTAACGACAAAAGATTTTAATCTAGTTCTTCCAGCATTAAAAGTGCCTGTGCTAGTTACTGTCTTTGCAGTAATAGGACCTGCCATTGTAGCCTCCTATTATTCTACGCTGTTATTAGCCATCGCATAAGTAAGGATGCCTGTGAAAGTTCCACTTGTAGCGGCAGAAGCACCGACCTTGCCTGTTACAGTGATACTAGCGGCTAGACCACCAGCAACCGCAAGTGCTCCATCTGCACCTTTTAATGAGCCTTTGGTATCACAATCCACTTCATTGAATAAACCATCTGGATCACCTGATGAGCCAATATCAATTGTAGGATTAGTGCCACCAGCTGAACCACCTATTGTCATAAACGAAATAGGTATGGCTCCCGCTGGTAAAGTCAAAGTTTCTCCAGCAGTTGCTGAAGTTCCGATTCTTACATTAGTAGCAGATGATGCTGTGGGATCAAAAGAAATTTGAACACTTTGTGTAACAGGTGTTGGGGTATGTGTTCCTTTTATTCCCCCACCATAAGAGCGTACTATGCCCTGAAAAGTTGTTGTAGCCATTTTTATCTCCTTGTCGTGGCAAATGTCAGCATAATGCTGTCAAGGTAATATTACTATACATAAAAAAAGGGCGACTGAAAAGCCGCCCTTCAAAAGTTTTAATGGAGAAAATTATGCTCCTGGACTACCAAACACACATCGTGGGTCTGATACCCCGAAGCTGTAACGCTCACGTGCTTTATAGCGAACATTACCTGTGTCGAAATCACCTTCCATGCTATTTTGGATAGGTGTACGAACAAAATGTTTGAAACCATTAGGTGCATCAGTTTTGATGAAAAACGCATCTGTATCAGTTAAGAAGTGATTCACTACATAACCATCAGGTAACATACCCATATTACGTACTGCGTTTACGTCGTTATCTGCTGTTCCTGGACGTAAGTTAGAAGCCATCAAACGCTCAGCTACAAACTGTAGGTTTGTTGGAATAATAAGCTTCATACCACGAAGAGCAATTTTCAAACCACGCTCATCAATAAAACCAGAAATATCAATTAGTGACTGCTCTAATGAAGTTTCATTAAGGTCTGCCGCAGTCGTTAATTCGTTTCTAAAGTTTCCACCACCATTTGTAGGGTGGTCTGTTGCACACAACTCTTTACCATCACCGATGGCAAAAGTGCTATCAAAGGCATTGTTCAATACAGATGCCGCTTTCACTTGCTTAGTGTTAGCCATAGAACGAGCTAACGCACGAGTGTAACGTGAGGATAGCCTATCGTATAGATTATCTTCAACAGCTTCTTCTGTAATCGCAAAAGCCAATGCGATAGTTTCATGTGTATATCTTGCTGTGAATGACTCATTAGCTAAGTCAAAACTAACAGCCGCTCCTTCACCTTTTGTAGGTGCTTGGCCAAAACCAGATAGCATAACCTCTTCTTCAAAAGCACGATCTGAATTTTCTGTTTCAAAAATTTCAGCATGTTCGTTATCATAACGATCGTACTCTAAGCCGAATAGGGCATTTAATCCTGGCTCTAGCTCTTTAAGGAGTTGGGATCTTGCAATAGCCATATCATTTACTCCTTATATGCCAGTTGTTGCGACGTGGAATGGTAAGTTCAACTTAACGAGTAATTTTACTCCAGCTGAAGCATAATCAATTCCTGGAACATCTTTGATACCAACAATTCTAAAATTGTCGGTAGCTGTAGTTGCTCCAGCAGTTGCTACGGAAAGTTCTCCCGCAGAAATACCATTAGCATGTTCTGAACCGAATCCAGTACCTTCTGCATTTGAATGAATAAGTGCAGTCGCGGTTGCAAGATTTGTCAAACTCGCATCTGCATTTATTTCATATACTTGGTTTGGATCATCATATAAGAATACAGTAGCTTCAGTCCCTGATTTAAGAGATGAAGTTCCTGGATACTGGTTTGTAAAGGTTGGCGTCCCATCTAGGGCTGTATATTGACATCCAGCCATAACTCCTAGGATCGCAACTGAACCACCGTCTGCGGCCGCAACATCTACAAGTCCATTAGTTAACGGTATCACCATGTCACCTTGATATATGGCACTTGATGATCCTGCTACTCCTGCGATTTGTACTTTGTATGGCGTCAAACCTCCTGAGTTCACGTTGGAACCTAATTTGTTATGTGGACGCAAACCAAAAGGGGCATCTATATTTGCCATGATTTTTGTCTCCTAACAAAATTATTCGGCATTGTTTTTACCGAAAGTTACACGAGATTGCCTATCAGGTTTAATAATAGGCATTGAACTATGCTCTTCTCTCATTAGGTCATTATCAACAGCATGCATCTGATCTTGGGTTTTACCCCTAAAATAAGCATCACGTTCTTGTTTTGACTCTACTGGGAACCGAGCTAATAAAAGTCCTCCAACTCCTATAACTCCTGCATGTTTACCGTCTTGGATGGTAGGAGCTTCAAAGTCTGGGAACTCATCTGCGCGAACTAAATCAAAGCCTTCGCGTAAGCGAGCCGCAAGGTTTTTCTTATCATCGGAACCCATAACTGATTCTCGGATCCAACGATGAATATATCCCTCGGGCGGTGGTGGTGCATCCAAAGTGGATGGAGGTTGCCAAGGACGTCTGCGTGAGTCTGCCTCACGGGTGGTTTTAGTGCGTGGGGTGCGATCCATGATCTATTCCTTCACGATGTTAAGCGAGCAAGTTGCTTCGCATATTGTTCATAGGTTACACCAAGTTTGTCAGCTATGGCAA